GACTTCCTCTCCTGTACAGAAAGGCAACGCCATGGGACTTAGAGGACCGCCCCCGACGCCGTATCATCTGCGCGTGCTTCAAGGCAATCCCGGCCGCCGTCCGCTTGGCGCCCCGCCGCCGACGCCCGCCGCTGTATCACCCACGCCCCCTGTACCCCAGGAGATCGCGGTTGACATGTATGCCGCCGCCCTCTGGCAACGGCTTGCCCCTATGCTTGCGGGGCTTGGGCTGCTGACGGAAGGCGACATCGATGCGTTGTCGTTGCTATGCCAACAGCACTCGATATACCGTCAATGCGCGGACATGATCCGGAAAGAGGGGATCATCGTATCCCATAAAAACAAGGCCGGCGCGGTCAACCGCGTTCCGCATCCGGCGTTGCGGGTACAGCATGCGGCCATCCAAAACATCGTGAAAATATCCGCGCGTTTCGGCTTGACGCCTAGCGATCGCAACGGCCTTGGCCTTGCCGGTGAAGAGCCCAAGGATGAACTCGACGCGCTTGCCCAGGCGTGACCATGACGCCGCGCGATGTGCTAGAAAAATATGTCGATGATGTCATCGAGCGCCGGATCCCCGCATGCGCTCATGCCATCGCCGCATGTCGCCGTCATCGTAAAGATATCGATGATGGAAAATTTCATTTTAGTGATGAGGTGCTTGACCGGGTCATCCGCTTTTGCGGGCTTTTGACGCACTGGCAAGGTCCCTCTGCCGGATCCCCCTTCATACCCGAGCCATGGCAGGTCTTCATTCTTGGTAGTATTTTTGCATGGATCCGTGATGATGGTACACGCCGATATCGATACGCGTACATTGAGGTACCTAGAAAAAATGGCAAAACTTTTTTAGCATCAGCCATTGTCCTATACGCTACCTACCTTGACGGGGAGCAGGGGGCCCAGGCCTACATCGCCGCCACGAAAATGGCGCAGGCCATGATCGCGTTTAAAGACTGCGAAAATATGATAAAGAAATCCAATGCCTTGCGGGATCGCGCTAAGGTCACCCGGTCATCAATCCTCATCCCCCGGAGCGCAAGCGTCATCTATCCGCTAGGGCGGGACGCTGATCGACATGACGGGTTCAATGTCCATCTTGGCCTGATCGATGAATATCACGCGCATCCTAACTCTGAACTGTACGACGTTTTGGTATCGGGTACCGGCGCGCGCAAGCAGCCGTTGATGGTGGTCATCACCACGGCCGGCGATAGCATCGGCGGTGCATGTCACCAGATGCATGAGATGTGCGCGGGGTTGTTGAAGGGCGACATCCACAACGATGAAAATTTCGCTATCATTCATACCATCGATGAAGGCGATGATTGGAAGGACCCCGCAACATGGGCAAAGGCCAATCCAAATCTCGGCGTATCGATCGATGAAAAGCAATTTGAATCACTGGTAAATCAGGCGAAGATGACCGTTGCTAATGAAAGGAATTTCCTTACGAAAAACTTGAACGTGTGGATAGGCGGCGGATCTTCATGGATAGCGACAGATGCTTTTATCCCTCTGCCGTGTGATGCCCCGACATCGATAGAGGAATGGGCGGCGCGGCGTGATGAATACTCGATATCCACGATCGGCGTTGACCTATCATCCACGACGGACCTGACCGGCATATCGATCACCGGCATCCATAAAGCCACCGGTCATATCCACGCCATGACGACATGCTACATGCCAGAGGATACCGCCAAGGCGCGCGGCACCCAAGATGGCGTAGACTATTTTCATTGGGCCCGCCAGGGCTGGCTTGTCATGACGCCTGGTAAAGCGATAGACATGCTTCGGATCCGCAAGGATATTTTCGATGCGGCGGTATCGTGCCGCGCCCGCGTAGGCGTTGACCCATGGGGATCGAGGGAGTTGACCGCCTGGTTGATGACCGCTGGTGTTGAGGTGTATCAGGTCCGGCAGGGGGTGGCCACGCTATCAACTCCAACCAAGGCTTTTGAACAACGCGTTCTTTCTAAGACGATCGACATCGGCGGCAACCCGATGATCCCATGGATGGCGGCCAACGCCGCGCTTGTCATCGACGACAACGGCAACTTGAAAATTACCAAGAGAAAATCAACCAAGCGCATCGACGGTCTTGCCGCGTTGATCAATGGCCTTGCGGTGATCGAGGCTTTCAACGCCGGCCCGTCAACACAATCCAATGCGCCGGCCACGGCGGATGGCTACCTGGTATGACCCGCTTGACCCACTTCAATCTAGGCATATGATTCGGTCATGGGTTTTCTCCGCTTCATAGGATTGGAGTCTCGATCCGCCGCGCCCCGTAGTGTCGAGGCCGATGATGAAGATGTATCGCAGCCCCTGACGGTAAATCACAAAACGGCCTTGTCGGTTGCGGCGGTCTTGCGCGCGGTATCGATCATATCCGGCGATGTCGCTAAACTCCCGGTGCATGTCTATCGGCAGGGGGTTAATGGCCACGAGAAAATTTCAGGCGATCCGGCCGGTGTTCTGTTCAAGCCATCGATGGAGCAGGAGCAGATCCCATTCCATTCAATGCGGGCGGCACAAGCCAATGCCATGCTGAATGGTAATGGATATCTTTATGTCCGCCGCAACGCGGCGATGGAGCCGGTTGAACTCATCCCCCTGCCGGCGCGGCCGATCACCTATCCCGTGCGAAAAGACGGGAAGATATATTACATGACGCAGGATGCACATGGGCGGCAGGTGGATCCGATCCCCGCCACGGATGTCATCCATATCCGGGGCCTGGGATTCGGCGGTCTTGAAGGTGACTCGGTCATCACCATAGGCGCGGAAGCCATCGGCGTTGCGATGGCATCGCAGCGGTACGGCGCTAATTTTTTCAAGAATGGCGCATCGCCATCGATGATCCTAGAATCCCCCGCATGGCTCAACGATGAGCAAAGGGCCGCGTTGCGGGAAGCCTGGAAAAAATCACAATCTGGATTGCGCAACGCCCATGGCCTTTTCCTCATGGGCGGCGGGATGAAGGCGGTCCCTTTCAGCGTCAATGCAAAAGATGCACAACTGATCGAGCGATGCCGTTTCTCTATCACGGAGATTGCCAATCTTTTCGGGCTGCCCCCGCACTTGCTTGGTGATTCGAGCAAGGCGGGATACAACTCACTTGAAGCAGAGAATCAATCATACTTACAGCAATCGCTTGACCCCTGGCTTGTGGCATGGGAGCAGGAGTTGACAAGAAAATTACTGTCCCCGGAAAAGATTGCGGAAGGGTATTTCGTTGCATTCCAGAGGGCGGCGCTTGTACGCCCTGATCTTTCCGCGCGGTATGGCGCATACACCACCGGCATCAACGCACGCTTCCTCACGCCCAATGAAGTGCGTGCTTGGGAAAACCTTCCGCCCATTGAGGGCGGCGATGTTATGATATCCACCACGCAAGCGGCCCCGGCCGCGTCACCATCATCAGGGATTACACCATCATGAGGATCACGCGCGCCACATCACATCAGGTCGAGATACGATCCGCCGATGGGAAAACTTTCATATCGGGATACGCCGCCCGTTTCTTCAACAGCCAAGACCCTGGTACTGAATACGATATTTTCGGCGATGGATCCACGATCGAGCGCGTGATGCCCGGGGCTTTCCGCCGCGCCATCACCGAAAAGCAGGATGTTCGCGCCCTGTTCAATCACAAGAGCGATGCGCTCCTGGGCCGCATCGGATCCGGTACCCTTATCCTGTCCGAGGACAACATCGGCTTGCGGTATGATATCCTCATCGGGGAAAAGCGTTCATCCGTGATGGATGATGTCATCACCATGATCGAGCGGGGCGATCTTGCCGGATCGTCTTTCGGCTTCCGTGCCAAGGGTGTTCAATGGTCCAAGGACGCGACGACCAAGCGGTCATATCGCGCCCTGATGGATGTCGATCTTTTCGATGTAGGCCCCGTGATCAATCCAGCATACGGATCGTCAACGGCCGGCTTGCGTTCAGCGGACGACATCGCCACGGAGCATCGTGCAATCCGTGAAGAGATGGCGCGCGAAATCCCCCCTTGCACCGCGCCATCCCGGCGCTATGATATCCTTGCGAGACTGGTAGAGATCGCGTGATCTTAACCAGGGCTGTTTTCATCAACCACCCGCCGGCCTAGCCGGTATCACCCGGGCCGCGCGGGCATACGGCGGAGAGGACCACATCATGCTTAAAGCACTCCTGGAGAAGAAGGCCAAGATCGCGGCCGAGATCCGCGCCAAGGCCGACGAGATGCAGAAGGGCGAAACCGCCGAACTGCGCGCCGCTTGGGATTCCTTGAACAAAGATTTTGACAAGGTCCAGAGCGACCTGGCCATCGCCGAAAGGTCGGCAGAGATGGAGCGCGAGCAGCGTTCTGTTGCTGATCGTCTCCGCGAGACCGCCGACAAGAAGGCCAAGGTCGACCTGCGGTCAATTGGGCACGGCGAGGAGATCGCCATCGAGCT